GAGTTAGCCATATTAGTTTACCACCTTAAAGTAAAAGTTATCAAATGTCTGTGTATCATTTGTTCTTCTACATGTTAACTTTATTTTATAATATCTTTCTGGCATAAACGAATCCATTCTTAAATTGAAATAACTGCCATTACTATCATTACTTATCTTTGTTGTTGAACTGCTCCATATATTTTCATCTTTTATAATAACATCATTTGTTACAGAATCAATAATTTCATATGAGCTTGATGCAGGAAGCCTATCATTTGTTAGATAGAATGAAGACGTAACATATGATTTAGTTGGAAATTCTGGTCGAACTCCTATTCTAAATCTTGCAATCTCTGATGTTCTATATTCTGATTTAATATTTTTAAAATATGGTACATATGTATCAGATGATATTGTACTTGTTCCACCTGCATTAACTATGTCATCCCAACATACTTCCAATCTTGGAACAAATATTGTATGAGATTCTCTACCAAAGAATTTCAATGAACCTAAAACTTCTCCTGATCTTTCATCTATTCTGCTACGTTTAACCATAAACCCATAATTTGGTCGGTCTCCATCAATCCATCCTTTAACTATTGAAGTTACATCCATTCTTACATCAGGTGATTGATTATTAAAAATCTGACTAGTCAGTTCAGCATGTCCTTCTGGTCCAAAGCCATTATCTGCACTAAGGAAATATGTACCACCACCTTGTAGTTCACTAACTCCTACACCATCGACATTACTATTTGCTGAACCTGTATTCCATGCTGTTGCTGCATCTGCCTTTGCATCTCCTCTTCGATATAACCATGATGCTCCAATTCGAGCCTCCGGTGAATCAGAAAATGTACCAGTGCCATTATCCCATGATTCTGAAACAGGATAAGCAAATAATTCATATTTTTTAATTAAGTCGGATGCATCTGTTGCATGTAAATTTAAATAAACAGATGCCGATAATGGTGCACTAGCTAGAACATTATTTATCTCAGGAATATCTCCTGCAGCAATTGATTGAGATAATGATGTTATCTCATTTCCAAAATCAATTAATATTCTTGTATTATATGTATTAGCTTGTATACCTAAATCAATTCCATTTTCAAAAGATCGTGACCCCGATGCAATTTTTATTAATTCAATCACTTGGTCAACGCCAGTATTTCTTTCTGGTCGTCTTTCGTATAATGTTGTATCTTTCTCTGCGTAATATATTCTATGCATATTTTTTCTCCTATGGCTTAATTATTCTACCTTTAATATCTGTTTCTGGATATTTAATTTCAAATATCATTGGGTCTAATGATGGATAGATAATATTATTTTTCGTAGATGTATCTATATCATAGACAACGTTAGAATAACTACCTTCAACTTTATTATAAATTGTCAACTTAGCAACACTTTGTACTCCATTAACACCATCTAATTCAGACACAATTGATGATAAATTAATACTACCGTTAATTTGCATCCTATCAATATTAAACATCTTCTTTAATCGATCGATACAATTTATAATAACTTCATTTGAATTTGAATCTGGTCTTGGAACTATTTCAAATTCAATGCCAATATTTACTATATGTGCTGCTTTAATATTAATAGCATCTGTTAACATTCTAAAATTAGAAAGATAAGTACGTAAATTTTCTTTTAGTGCATTATTAAGTGCTAATAATTTACCATTGGTATCATACCCTAATACATACAAATTTAATGCTAATTGATTTGGTATAGTATCGCGAGGATATAATTGATCCATAGTATCTTGTTGTGTATCTTGTATTACATATGCCTTTGCTACCGTCCCAAATCTGGCCGGCATTGCATAGCATCGAGCAATATAATCTTCTCTTGTTACAGCTCTGTTTTGAGCAGCAAACGCTGATATAGCATTTTGTCGAATTGCTTCAACACTCTCTCGTTTATTACCACCCTGTCCAGGTTCGGTATTATTAACAGCTAATGTAGCTTTTGTATCTGTTAAATTTATAGTAGGATTATCATTTAAGAATACTGGATCTATTACTTTTACTAATGTATTAACAGGCACATTATCTGATACATCTCCTCCTACTGTATATGTTATAGTTAATGTTTCATTATTAGGAGCTAATCCATATGTACTAGTTGCTAAAAAGTTTGTTGGGTCAATTGCAGATGTTGTCGTTCTTCGTAAGTATTCTAAACCTGCTCCAACATTTTTTGGATTAGGTATAATTTCTTCATCAGCATCAGATGATATCCCTGCACCAAATTGAAGTTCAGTACGTAAATCACCTCTAATTCGTGCTACATATCTTCTAGGTGTTTTTCTTAACTTTAAAATATATGGTACTGTTGATCTAAACTCTGATAGTTCTGGATCATTAAATGGAATATTAGCAATATCTTCAAATATAGTATCTTGTGCTAAATAATCAACCTGACTCCATGAATATCCTGTATCACTTGATACTGATAATATTTCTAATACATTATGTTCTGGTAATAAAATTTTATCATATTGTTTTGGGTCTTCAAATACAAAATCTTTTACTAATTGTTCTCCGGAGACAGCCGTCACTTCTTTCCTTAATGTAAATCTAGATGGCTCACCAGATGCATTTAATTCATATACCGATACATCTGCATTATCATTGAAATCAACATTTTGAGAAGTCCGGAACGTAATTTTTCCATCTTCATCTGTAATATTACACCCACTCTGAAGAGAAAGTGCATATCTATAATCAGGTGCTATATTGTTACCTGATCCTATAGCCGGTACTAATTGATACATACTTAATTTTACTTGTGATGGAGTACCTACTTTTGGCTTATATCCAAATAAGTGAGAAAGTGCAATCACATTTGAATCTTCTTGTGCACTAGAAAGCAAAGATTCTCTAAAATTTTGATCTGAATAGTATGATAATACATCACCTACGTAGGATGCCATTTCTATAAACATCATACCTGGCGATGATTCATTGAAATCTTGATATGTTCCTGGAAAATATTGTTTGGCAAATGTTATTAAATTTTGTCTAAATTGACTAAAATCTTTACCTAAATATCTAACGTCTTTTTTTATTTGTGCCATTCTTTATCTCCTTAATATCCTCCTGATGCAAATACATCACCAAATGTATCTACGGCTGTTAATGCAGTCGGAAGATTTGATGCTTCAGAAACAACATTAATATTTCTTTCATTTGCTAATACGACTATTACACGGTTAGCGCCAGTCACTGTTACTGAAAAATTAACTTTTATTGCAAATGTATAAACTTCAACATCACGTACTATATCAACGCCTTGCAAATTAATATATGGCAACCATTTATTAATTGCCTCTGTTATAGTTTCTTTTATAAATTCTTCTAAATTTAACGTATTAGGTTGGAATACTGCTTCTCTTATTTTTGTTCCAAATAAAGGTTGCATAAATCGCTCACCCATATTTGTTGCCAATAAATTTTTTAAATTACTAATAGCTTGTTCTTCTGTACTATATGATTGAGCAAATACACTAGCTCCACCTTTTGTAGTTTTATAATCTTGTCCTACATTACTAGATTGTCCTAGGATTGAATTTAAATTAGTATTATTTGCATGAGCTGCTTTATTCATAGGCAACAATATACCAACTCCTTGTTGTTCTCCGATTTGTATGGGTGCTATTTGATATATCGTTCTTGACACTATTTTTTACCTTTTTGTTTATCTAATTTATTCATTGCTTTCATTACTCCAGAATAATCTTTTGTCATAGCATTTACTGTTGAAGCAACATTTTCATTTGACATATCAATACCTTCGCCATTAATTCCTTTTGTTGCTAAAGGCCTCTCAGATCTCATTGGAGCTTGTCGTTCCATACCAAATGATTCTGCCATTTCTGATTTAAAATTCATTGACGAATAATCTACTAATTCTTGTGATGCAGGCATTGCTGCCGTCTCATTTAATAAATCATTTAATAATGGATTTTTTGTGAACTGCTTTTTTGTAATTTTTTGATTAGATACTTCTGGAGTATTCATTGCTTCATGAAGGCTAATGTTTTGTTGTTGAACATTTTCTTCATTTAACATTGGTTTAAGTTCTTCTTTAATAACGTTACGAACTTCTTCTCTAATTACCTTACGTAATAACTTTATAAATCCTTGTGTTTTCATTGATAATTCCCTTTTTAATAAATATCAGTTAACTTCAAATTAGGCTATAGCAACCCATGGAAAAGGTATAGGAGCTCCGGCCGACCCTGCATTTGGTCCGGTGAATATTCCACTAACTGATGCTAGATGAGTAGTAAACGCGCCTACTAGCCCAGATGCTACTCCAACAGCTGAATTTGCTTTCATTGCAGAATATATTTGTGGTATAGGAGGAACGCCCGGAAATGTTGTAATATTTGCTCCTGATATCCATGATGGAGGTGGTACTGGACTAAATGACATCCCTGTCCAATATAATGATATAGCAGATCCCGCAGGAGCCCATATAGCAGGATTGCTCGGAACTCCACCTAATGCAGTACCCAATTTAAAGGACGCTTCAAACCCTTTAGATATTATTTGAGCTGACCCGCCTAAAGGTGTTGCCCCTGGAACCATTAATGGCATTGCAGAACGTACTGCTTGATGATATAATGTTCCTATCTTCCTAGCAGTTTCTGATGTCCCGGAAGCTTTATTACTTGTAAGATAATTTACTAATTGTGATTGAAATGAGGGCCAAACTGCAGGCATAATTACCCTTTCATTTTTTTAATAACATTTTTCAATTTAGTAATTGAATTACGAATTGATTTTGTTTTTGAAGCACCAGCAGATGCCTTTCCTTTAGATTTAATAAACGATCCAGCATTAGTTGGTGGACCAGATGGCCCAACACCAGTAGGGTGTATAGAACTAGCATTAGCTTGAGACACGGCACCTAGTTCTTTATGTAATTTTTCCAACTCTGTATTTTGTTTAATTACCTCCTCCATAAAATCTAACATAGTATCAAAAAACTTATCCATATCGCTATTCCAACCTTTTGTTACTATTTTAACATCTTTCTTAGCTATTAATAAGATTTCATCTTTTTTAGCATTTAGGATAATTCTATCTGACGATGCAATCATTTGAGGTTTTAAATAAACAGATAGTTTTTCAACCCCCTCTCCATATTTCTTTGATGTCTTTGCTAACTTCATACTAATCTTATGATCAGATGACATAATAAAAATACTATCAGTGGTATCAGGATTTTCTAATCCATATGTTGGGGTTGAAAATGATTTGCTAAGTCTACCAACTCCAATCTTTGCAACAGCAGCAGGTCCTCCTTTTTTATGGCCATTGGATATAATTGTAATAGGAGAATTTTGTTTACCTTTGTAAAATGCTTGTTTAGCATATTGCATAGTATTTCCTATCATTGAAGAACCCAATCTAATTGATTGTCTATTACGTCCTTCTATTATTAAATCACCCTCATATGGCTGTAATTTAAGTACATCCTTTTTCTCTGTAAAGTTATCGCCCGGCTTGTATCTAAATTTACCTGCTGCAGCTGCACCAACAGAAGCAGCTAATCCCAATCCTCCTCCTCCAGCTTTTGATACATCCATTGACCCTGGCATAGGATTCAAATGATTATTACCATGTATAGAAATTGGACCTAAATAAAAATATGATGACGCCATTGTCCCAGGATTTGTCATACTTGATGGTCCTTTAAGGACTGCAATATGTTCTCCTACCAATGGCACTTGTTGAAAATTAAACATAGGAAATGCAAATCGTTCGATCCTAGGAGATCCTCCGGTTTGCTTCGACGCTAATCGAATCTTTACAGCACCTAAATTTAACGGAACACCTAATTTGCTCCGAGATGGTTTAAATGCCTTGTCTATCCCTATTACTTCCGCTGTCTCTACTGACATCTGATATCTCCTGTGTTTGTTCTGGCTTGTCTGTTTTTAATTTTTCAATTTCTGATTCTGCCTCTTCAATAAGTCTAGATCTTTCTTCGTCAGTTAGACCAAACTCATTCCCATCATCATCTTTACTTGTTGCACTCATTAGTCGTTGTACAACTGCTGCCAATTTTACCAATGCATCGTCATTCTTGACAGAAACTTCAAGGTAATCTTTAATCATGGGTACAATAACTGTAGCATCGCCTGTATTTTTTATCAATGGTTGAAGTTCTTTTATCAATCCATCGATTTGACGACCTTTCTTTTTTGAATTATGATATATATCACGCATCAAGTCAGAAAAATTTGTACCTTTAAAGAGTTCGTATTCGTTGCTCATATAAGTCCTTTAATATAAATATAAGAACTATAAGATTAGCAGCTGCCTATTATATGGCCACTTTTATTATAAATAGACCACATCTTAGCATAATCTCGTTTCATTACATTTATTACCTTAGTAATGTTTTGGGTCTTAAGACCGGTTCTTTCTCTGATTAAAATATAAAGAGCCTTCTTATTAAAGTTTTCTATATTATCTCGCATACGAAATAATTCAATAATAGTATCTGCTACAATAATATCACGTTTATTTGAAAAGACTCTATTAAGATTGTCATCATACCAATCACACCATTGATTAGTAAAATCTTTTAATGCTTCCTGATGATCATTTAGTGCTGCTTCTCCGGCTAAGTTCCTAGAATCGTCAACAACACTTAGTTCTGATCGCTGCTTCATTTTTGCATAGTTAGCATTATTTTGTATAATTAGATAGTTTTTAGCTACAATTGAAAAATATGAAAATGCTTTACCTTTACCTTCTTGAAATTTATTTATCTTTTGTACTAAAAATGCTACTACTTCTGCTTTAACATCTTCATACGGTACATCAAAATAACTAAATCTAAATGTATGATAAATATTTTCAACTAATTTATTAAATGGATAATTTATATAATCTTTAAAAACTCTATTTCTTTTTGACCAACTAGGTTCAAAATTATATGCAATAATTGCTTTGTCTGTTATATATGTAAAGTATTGTTTTTTACTAGGTTTTCTTCCTCGGCGCTTTTTAGGACCATTTTCTTCTAGGTCTTTCATTTCTTTAGCATGCCAAATATAAAATTTATCTACAGGTGATTCGCCTTCCGGATATGTAATTTCTATTTCTTCTTGTTCTGTCATTAAAAGCCTCTATTTAAGTCATCGTATATATCTTTAAGTTCTTTAAAGGCAAATCCTGTTTCATCATCGGATTCAAACGAACCTAATCTATCAATCTGTTTAAGTTTAGAATGAGATGTTCCAATTTGAGTTTTTAACTTTGCAAAAAAATTATAAAACTCGGTATTTGAATTTTCCAATTCCTCAATATATTCAGATTGAGATTCTTGTTTACGTAACTGGTTAATATTTACGACAACTGATGCCGTTAAAACTACTGATAATACTATTATTGTTGTTAACATTATTTATCTCCAAATAAATCTTTAAACATTTCCTGTGCATTTACACTAGGTTCTGATAATCCTTTTTTTGCATATTGCTTTTTAATTGGCGCTGATTGAGTTGGTTTATTTTTATACCACATTTCAAATTCAATTCTAGCAGCCATACAATCTGCTTGATGCATTACATATCCTAAATTAGTCTTTAATTTAGAATCTGCTGTCCTTGACATAAAGTAAGGTTTATTACTTTCATCATATAACCCATCTGTCAATTTTATACCTAGCATTTCGTTCCAAGTGATGCTGATATTATAATGTTGCAACAAATATATAGATAGGTCATTTACGAGGCTAAAATCATTGTTAGGATTGATTTTATACATCTTTCCTTGATTCTTTCTATGCCACTCAGAATCATTAGGAATGTATATTTCATTTCCTTCTCCAGGAAATCCCATTTTACCTATATCATGATTTAATGCTACAAAAATTAATTCTTCTTTTGTATATCCAGACATATCTGCTCCCATCCTTGTCCATAAATCATATACCTCTTGAGCACATTCAATTACTCTTAATACATGGTCTGCATATCCACCTGGCATACAATTATGAAAATGACTAAAACTCGATG